CTTTGCCAAGGATGTGTGGTTGCGTGGTGCGGTTGACCTGCTCATTATCAACCACGACAAAGGCACAGCACGCATGATCGACTACAAGTTTGGTAAATCTAAGAACGCCGATAGCAGTCAGTTGCACCTCATGTCGTTAGCAGTGTTTAAGCTGTACCCGCACGTGAAGTCCGTCAAGGCAGGGTTGTTGTTCTGCCAAGAAGACAAGCTAGTACCCACCAAGTACGCAGCAGTTGATGCACCGACTATGTGGATGGATTGGCTACCAGAAGTGCAGCGCCTTGAGGGTGCGTACAAGCACGGTGTGTGGAACGCAAGCCCATCGGGTTTGTGCCGTGGGTGGTGTCCTGTCACAAGTTGCGAACATTATGAACCACGGAGAACGTGATGCCATACAAGAACAAAGAAGACCGTAATTACAAACGCGAGTATGCGCTGTACCACGGCAAGCCTGAGCAGATCAAAGAACGCGATGAGCGCAACAAGGCGCGTACCACCTTGGTCAAGGCAGGTAAGCTGCGCAAGGGTGATGGCAAAGACGCTGCGCACGTGAAAGCCGTTGATAAAGGCGGCTCAATCAAAGACGGTATCAAGGTTGAAGATTCAAATAGCAATCGGTCATTTAAACGTGACTCGAAAGGCAACTTAGTATCAGAAGTTAGCAAGCGCGAACGCAAGAAGAAGTAAATAATCCGTAGACACATAGTGTCTACGCGTAGTTCTCAGACCGTGCACATTGTGCTTTCGGTCTACTTTGCATCGGAGCCGTATGGAAGTCATTGAAAATCGGGCGTTGAAATTACGTCTGCGAAACCCCGCTAGGGTGCTGAACGTCATACCAAAGAGTGCAATTGTTGATGAGGTTGATGGGTTGTACGAAGTGCTAGTGCATTGGGATATAGACACCGCACAGGTGTTAAAGAACCTGAATATCCGCAACGTACCGTCACCCATCATTGCTAAGTACAAGTGGACAGGCACGCGCCCACCCTTCGCGCATCAGAAGCAAACCGCAGCATTTCTCACTCTCAATCGCAGAGCCTTTTGTTTTAACGAGCAAGGTACTGCCAAGACCGCATCCGCTATATGGGCAGCGGACTACCTGATGAACATAGGGCGCATTAAGCGCGTACTGGTGATCTGCCCTGTGTCGGTCATGCAAGCCACATGGGTAAGTGATTTGTTCTTATGCGTCATGCACCGCACCGTGTCTATTGCGCACGGTAGTAGCGACAAGCGCAAAAAGATTCTTAAAGCCAACACGGAGTTCGTCATCATCAACTTTGATGGTGTTGCAGTCATACAGAAAGAACTGATGGCATGTGACTTCGACCTTATCATCATTGATGAAGCCAACGCTGTGAAGACTGCTACGACTGAACGATGGAAGCAAATCAATAAACTAATTCGACCCGACACTTGGGTATGGATGATGACGGGCACACCTGCCTCACAGTCGCCGCTTGATGCGTTTGGTTTAGTCAAGATGATGCACCCAAGCACCGCGCCTAGATCGTTTGGTATGTTCCGTGATTCTGTAATGTCTAAGATTACAAACTTCAAATGGATACCCAAGCCTACCGCAATCACTACGGTCAACAATTTGTTGCAACCCGCAATACGATTTACTAAAGAGCAGTGCCTAGACCTACCCGACATTATTTACACGACTCGCGAAGTGCCGTTGACCCGCCAACAGAAAAAAATGTATGACGATTTGCGCAAGAACCTAGCCGTGCTTGCAGCGGGTGAAATTATCTCTGCGGTCAATGCAGCCGCAGGGCTTAACAAGCTGTTGCAGATCAGTTGTGGCGCGGTGTACACCGATGACCATCAGACGGTAGAACTCGACATACGCCCGCGCTACGATGTGTTGCGCGAAGTAATTGATGACACGCCCCACAAGGTGTTGGTCTTTGTGCCCTACACGCACACCATAGAGCTACTGCTAGAGAAGTTGGCGGCTGACGGGTATACGGTTGATACCATACATGGGGGCATCACCCCAACGAAACGCGCAGTGGTTATTAAAACGTTTCAAGAGCAAGCGAACCCCAAGGTGCTAGTCATCCAACCACAAGCAGCCTCCCACGGGATTACCCTACATGCGGCAAACACTATTGTGTGGTGGGGTCCAATCATGTCGTATGAAACCTACGCACAAGCCAATGCGCGTATCCACCGCGCAGGGCAAAAGAACAAGTGCTTGGTCGTAAAACTACAGGGTAGTCCCGTAGAAGTGCAGCGTTACAAGGCACTTGATAATTGTGAAGATACTAATGTAAGCTTACTAGCCCTATACGAGGAGATTATCAATAGCTAACACTTGACAATGTAAATATAAACAATTACTATAGCTACTCACTGGAGAATCACATGGACATAACCGCAGACAAAATGGTTAAAGCATATATAAAAATGCGTGACCACAGATCAGCACTAAAGGCGCAGTATGAAGATGAAGATGCTAACGTCAAAGATCAGATGGCGTTTATTGAGACCGAGTTACTAGAGTTGTGCAAGACCGTTGGCACAGACGGACTAAAGACACAGTTTGGCACGGTATCACGTTCAGTCAAAACCCGCTATGACGCAACAGATTGGGAAGCGATGCACAAGTTTATCCTTGCGCAAAGCGCACCTGACTTGCTTGAGCGGCGTGTCGCACAACGTGCAATGAAAGAGTTTATTGAAAACAACCCTGAGCTTATGCCGCCCGGTTTGAATGTCACAAGCCAGTACGCCATAACCATCACACGGAGTCGCAAGTGATGCTAGAACGCCCTATGACGACCACGCAGGTCGCACACGCAATGAACATAAGCAAGACCACTGTTGCAAACCTAGCAAAGAAAGCCGTAAACCCACTACCGTCAATTCGCATTGGCAAGCATTACCGTTTCTTTTTAAGTGACGTACGAAAGTATTTTGGCATTCCCGCCGACAAACTTGTAGAATCTATTCCCCAACCAACAGGAGTTACACATGAGTGATCTCAGTCTTTTTAATCCGGCGAAGCTACCCGCATACCTGAAAGGTATTACGATGGATGAAACCACCCGCAATTTGATGGGTGGTGGCGGCTCAATACCCCGCATTTCTATTCGTGGCGGCGTGTTTCGTAAGATTGTGAACGGCGAAGAAGTCATGCAGAACGACGACCGCGCTATGAACATTATCATTGTTAAGAGCGCCTCAAACGTACACCGCACGTTCTACGCAGGTACGTACAAAGAAGGTGAGAACGCTGCACCTGATTGTTGGTCATCAAACAACGAAACACCTGATGTTATTGTGCGCAATCCGCAAAGCCCGAAGTGCGCCACATGCCCACAGAACATCAAAGGTTCAGGTCAGGGCGATAGCCGTGCATGCCGCTTTACCCGCCGCCTAGCCGTTGTACTTGATAACGACATTGCAGGTGATGTGTTGCAACTCGCACTACCCGCGCAATCTATTTTTGGTAAGGGCGAGAAAGGCAAGTTACCGCTTGAGGCATACGTTAAGTTTCTCGCAGGGCATAACCTGCCCGTCACGGCTGTAGTGACTGAGATGCGTTTTGACACCAACTCAGCAACACCTAAGCTGACGTTCAAACCGGTGCGCCCACTTGAGCAAGACGAGTACACCGCTGTAACCGAACGTGCGGATACCACCGAGGCGTTAGCCGCGATCACCATGTCGTTTACTCCAAAATTGGATAAGCAAAGCTCCGGAGACGCAGAGTCAGATAGCGTAGCTGCTGCGGCTGCTGCCAAGCACGCCAAAGTAGATGCGCCTGAAGAGGACGCAGCGCCCGAAGCTGCTGCACCTAAGGTACGTGGCAAGACCAAGGCTGTTGACGTTAAGTCCGTGCTGGACAACTGGGCTGACGACGACGAGTAAGCACTGCGGGGTCACTGCGAAAGCAGTGACCCTATGTTTAACCTTGGAGATATACATGAGTGGCTATTCAATCACGCTTGCAAAGCGTATCAGTACGGCAAAGAACACCGTTGGCGGTGCATTAGGCATGGTGGCAGTGCGCAAAGAGATCGGTGTAGCGGCGATTGCAGCAAAGCTAGGTGTGTCACGCACGTGCGTATA